AAGGAAGCCGATCTCTGTTTGGCGTAAAACTGTTATCGCTGGCAATGGAACTTTAGTGGCGGCTAGATCTATCGGGTGGAAAGAAATCTTAGTGGCGGTTATCCCTGAAGATTGGGGTGCGGAAAAAGTAAAAGCTTATGCACTTGCCGATAATAGAACCGCTGAACTTGCAACTTGGAATCAAGAAGTTCTATCAAGTCAGTTAGCGGAACTTGAAGAAGCGGGTTTTGATATTGAGCTTCTAGCCTTTGAAGTGGAATCAGTTTCTCTCCCAGATAATCTGTTAGATGAATCGGATGAAGCAAGATTAGATCAGCGTGCTTCTATAACTTGCCCTGCTTGTGCCTGTGAGTTTAGGAAAACCGCTACAGGTTTTGAAATTGTTTGAAATCAAGTTAGTCAATCAACAGGCGGCACTTTACGCTGTGAAGAATTGGCATTACTCTAAGTCTTTACCTGCGAGCAAACTAATTAGATATGGGGTTTTTGAATCAGGTAAATTTATCGGGGTGATTATTTTTTCTAGGGGTGCTTCTCCACATCTTGGAAGTTTCTTGAATTTAGATCAAACTGAAATTTGCGAGCTAACCCGAATTGCTTTAGACAAACACTCAACGCCTGTAAGTCAGTTAGTGGCGGCTTGCTTGAAGATGTTGAAACAAAATAGTCCTGGTCTTAGATGTATTGTTTCTTTCGCTGATCCAAAAGAAGGACATAAGGGCGGAATCTATCAGGCGGGCAACTGGGTTTATACAGGTAAGAGTAATCCTGTTGTTGAATACTTTATAGATGGAAGATGGATGCATACAAGAAACGCTTATCACAATCCGCAAAGACCTTTTGCCCCGAAACGAACAATGCCAGGAAAGTTTAGATATCTTTATCCGTTAGATAAGAATTTGCGAAGAAAACTTGCTAAACTAGCTTTGCAATATCCCAATGCAGTTGAGGGCTTGAAGGTAAGCCAGAGTAATTCCGTTACTCAAGTGCAGGTTCAACCCCTGCCAACTGCTCTAGAAGATAACTGATGCCAGCGGGAAGACCAACTAAGCCTATTGAAGTAAAACGGAAATTAGGCAATCCGGGTAAAAGAACTTTGCCTGATACTTCTGCGATTCAACTTTTAGAACCTATCTCTGCTATTCCAGAACCTGCCAGACCGCTTCTAAGGTATGGGCGGGAATTTTGGGATAAAGTTTGGATCTCTGGTCTAACTTGGATTAGCCCTAATACCGATTCGGAACTTTTGCTAATGACCTGTGAACTTGTTGATGAACGCTGGAATCTTAGAATAAAAGTAATGCAAGATAATGATTGGCGAGAACGCAGAGCATTGCGAGAACTTGATTCAAGAATTATTAGCAATCTAAGTCTTCTAGGTTTTACCCCCGCAGATAGATCTAGACTTGGCGTTGCTGAAGTAAAAGCAATTTCTAAAATGGAAGCTTTGAAACGAAGACAAGAAGCAAGGGCTAATGGAGAAAAGAAATAGTTCATGGCCGCCAGCGTGGCTAACTCCAACCGATCTTCAGCATGGTTCTAAAGGTGCGGATGCGATTGATTTTATAAATACTTTCGTAACCTTGACTAAGGATTCTATTGCGGGCAATGCGGGAGAATCTATTAGGCTTAGACCTTGGCAAGAACAGCTTCTAACTGAAACTTTAGCTTTAGATGAAAATGGTTTGTTTGCCAAAAGAACAGCACTTTGGGGCAAAGCTCGTAAAAATGGAAAGTCCGCACTAATGACTGGATTAGGTTTGTGGTTTCTTTTCAATGGTGATGAAGGTGGAGAAGTTTATTCTTGTGCCGCTGAAAAAGAACAGGCACGAATTACTTTTGGAGATGCCCGCAAAATTATTGAGAGAGAACCTGAACTTGCTTCAATTTGTAATATTTATCGGGATGTTATTGAAGTTCCAGAAACTGGATCTGTTTGGCGTGTTCTATCTTCCGAGAGTTATTCCAAAGAAGGATTGAATGCGAGTGCAGTAATTTTTGACGAAGTTCACGCCCTGCAAGATCGTAAAATGTGGGATGTTATGCAACTTTCTATGGCTTCTAGAAGGCAACCAATGATGCTTGCAACTACTACTTGCGGGGTAAAGTCCGATTCAACAGGACAGGATTCAACCGCCTATCAGCTTTATCAGTATGGCTGTAAAGTCGCTTCTGGTGAAATAGACGATCCAAGTTTCTACATGGCATGGTGGGAAGCCCCGCTAGATGCAGACCACAGGGAAGAATCAACTTGGATTGCCGCTAATCCAGGTTATGGAGATTTGAATTCGGCAGATGATTTTGTTTCTATGGTGAAAAGAACTCCCGAAGCAGAGTTTAGAACTAAGCGTTGTAATCAATGGGTTAGCTCTCAAAATGCTTGGCTTCCTGCGGGAAGTTGGGGAACGCTAAGAGTTCAAAAAGAAATTTCGCTTGATGATGAAATAGTTCTCGGTGTTGATGGATCTTTCTCTGGAGATACAACAGCGATTGTTGGGGTTACTATTCCTAAGAATAAAGAAGATAAGCCCCATGTATTTTTAGTCAAGGCGTGGGAGAAGCAACCAACAGATAATGCGGAATGGCGTGTAGATACTTTAGAAGTTGAAGAAACGATAAAGATGTTTTGCCAGAAGTATAGGTTTGTAAAAGAAATAGCTTTTGACCCTTTTAGATGGCAACGATCTATGGCGGTGCTTCAAGATTTAGGTTTGCCGATCGTGGAGTTCCCTTCCACTTCTCCCCGCAGAATGATTCCCGCCTGTCAAAAAGTCTTTGATGCGGTTACTGAATCAACTTTGACCCATGATGGAAACCCGCTTCTTGCAAGGCATTTGGATAACTGTATGCTCAAGATTGATGCTATGGGTGCAAGGATTGTGAAAGAATCCCGCAATAGTGCGAGAAAGATTGACGCTGCTGTTGCTTTTGTTATCGCATATGATAGAGCAAGCACTAAACTAGAATCGGATCCAATTCCAGAATTTTTTGTATTCTAAGGATGAATTTGTTAGCAACAATTTTGCAAGCTTCAGGTATCGCAGTTATTTCTGTCGGAGTTTCACTTATCTTTATTCCAGCTGGTCTAGTGGTCGCTGGTGTAGGGGTTCTTCTATTTGGTTTGGCTTTAGATAAGGGCGGTAAGTAATGCTTAGAAATCTTTCTGGTGAATCTAGGGCAATTTCTTTTCAATCTATTTGGGGTGCGGGAGATATAACTTCTTACGAAACTCAATCTGCCGCCTTCGTTGATTACAACACTTCTCTACAAGTAAATGCTATTTGGGCTTGCGTATCTCTTATTTCAGATACTATTTCTGCTTTGCCTGTAGATACTTTGATCCGTAAAGATGGAATTGCTATTCCTTACAGACCTAGACCAGCATGGGTTATCAAGCCTGATGTAATGATTCCTTCAGTAGCTTTTTGGCAGCAAACTTTGATTAGCTTGCTTACTGATGGAAACGCTTTTATAAGAATCTTTAGAGATGATAAAGGCGAGATTCTAAACATGATGGTTCTAAACCCGCTTGCTGTAACTGTAAGTAGAAATTCTTTAGGGCAAAAACTTTTCACTTATACAGGCGAAGCAAATAAGACTTTGACAACAGATGATGTTCTTCACATTTGTGGATCAATCTTGGTTGCTGGCGATCTTAGGGCTAGATCTCCGATAGATACTCTAAAAGAAAACATTGGTTTAGCAATCTCTCTAGAAGGTTTCGCTGCCCGCTTCTTTGGTCAAGGCACGCTAACTCAAGGTGTCATAGAAGTTCCTGGAGCATTGACAGCTGAACAGGCAGAGAACCTTGCAAGAAGCTTTGATAGACAGCACAAGAGTTTCCGCAAAGCACATAAGACAGGAATTCTTTCTGGCGGTGCAAGTTTCAAGCCAACAACTATTGCTAATGATCAAGCCCAAATGCTAGATTCTCGCAGACTAGCGGTAGAAGATATTGCTAGAGCTTACAGAGTTCCAACAGATATGATCGGTTTGAATAATGGTGGGCAGAGCTATAACAGCATTGAGCAGAAGCAGATAGCATTTTTGGTTCATACACTTAGACCATGGCTGGCGAAACTGGAAGATGCCTTCTCTAGTCTTCTTCCCGATTTTGCTTTCTTATCTTTCAATACTGATGATCTTCTTCGTGGAGATTATGCAACCCGAATTGAAGGATATTCTAAGCTTCTACAAAATGGCGTGTTCTCTGTAAATGAAGTTCGCAGAAAAGAAAACATGGAAGGCATTGAAGGCGGAGATGTTCTGCGTGTTCCGTTAGCAAATGTGAATATCAATGCTGCTTCTCTAACTGAAGAAGAAACTAAGGTTGATATGGCACAGAAACTTATCGCACTAGGTTTTGTTCCTGAAGATGTCCTAAATGTTCTTGGGCTTCCTAAGATTGGTCATACAGGTTTGCCTTCAGTTCAGTTGCAGAACCCTACAACTGTTCCTGCGGGAAGTTATGAAACAGGGGAATAATGTCTATAACTCAATCTGCTATAACTGTTGGAACTGCTTTAGTTGAAGTTGTTGCCCCAGATATTCAACCTGTAAGAGTTACTATCCATAATCTTGAAAATACGACTAACCGCCTGATTTATCTTGGTGGATCAACTTTAGTTGCAGGGCAGTCTATCCATCTTGACGCTTCAGACATTTTGCAGATAACTCTTGACCCAGGCGATGGGCTTTATGCTCGCACTAGCTCTGGTAGTTATTCTCTTGGCGTGATGATCCAGAAGCAAGACTAACTATGCCTTATTTTATTGAGCAAGTTCCTACAGGCTGGAACACGATAAAGGATGATGGGGAAATCTTAGGGAAGCATAAAACTAAGAAGGAAGCTATAGATCAGATGGTTGCTATTTCTTTATCTGAAGGTATTGCTGTAGGCGGGGAAAGGGCAGTTGCTTCAGGATCATACTCTCCACCTGAAGGCGTTGCTGTAGCGGCTAAGCGTGCTTTGAAATGGATTGATGAAGGTTACGCTGGATCAGGTTTTACTTCTGTAGGTAGAAGAAGGGCAACTCAACTTGCTTCGGGACAAGACTTATCTGCGGATGTCGTAAACCGCATGATTAGTTATTTCGCCAGGCACGAAGTAGATAAAAAGGCTATAGGGTTTTCTGCTGGAGAAGATAACTTTCCAAGTCCGGGCAGAGTTGCATGGGATGCGTGGGGCGGGGATGCAGGGCAATCGTGGGTAAATAATCTACCTAGTGAATCTTCAGTTAGAGCTTTACCAAATCAAATAGGTATCAGCGATCTTGATGAAACTCTCTCCCTTTATGGTGAATTGAATGAACCTGTTTATTCTTTTATAAAATCTCAGAATGTTCCTTTAGTTGTTGTTACTGGAAGACATGAATCAAATCGTATGGCTACTACAGATTTGTTAGATAAACTTGAGATAGATTATTCAGAATTGATTATGCAACCAGATAATCAGAATAAGAGTTCTAGTTATAAAGGTGAAGTTGCTTCAAGATTGTTAGCAGAAGGTTTGGATGTGGTTTATGTGATTGAAAATAATGCTGAAGCTAGAGAAGCCTATAAAGATGCTGGCGTTGAAAAAGTTTATTCGCCAGAAAATTTACCTTCTACAGATGGAGTAAGAGAATTGGATCAGTATAGTTTGCCTGAATTGCAGGAAAAGGCTTATAGCCTGAAAAGTGATGCTTTAGAAACTATTGCAAAACTTGCTAAAACTGTTTATGAGTTATGCGAACTTGTTGAATCAGCGGAAGAACCTGTTGTTGAAGAAATGATTCCTGTTCAAGAAATGCCTGAAGAAGTTGATTTATCTAGTAAGACTATGGATGAAGAAGATTCAGTTAGATTTGTTGAACCTGAAACTGTAGCTGAATTTGCTAAGCGTGGCGAAAGAGTTGCTAAAGGTATTGAGAGAAGACAAACTATTAGAGATCTAGAGATTAGATCTGAAGGGGATGGCATGACCCTTCGTGGCTATGCTGCTATTTTCAATTCTCCTTCTCAACCACTTCCATTTACTGAAACGATTGAACCTGGAGCATTTAGAGATTCTCTAAAATCTAGAAACGATATCAAGCTTCTTTGGAACCACGAAACAGGAACTGTTCTAGGAAGCACTAGGGCGGGAACTCTAAGAGTTACCGAAGATGCTACAGGGCTTCTAATTGAAGCTAGTCTGCCAGATACACAGGCGGGCAGAGATGCGGCTACACTAATCAAGCGTGGAGATGTAAACGCCTTCAGTTTTGGTTTTAGAGTTGCTAGCGGTGGCGATACTTGGGTTAGTGCTGATCACAGAGTTCTAAAGCGTGTAAACATCCACGAAGTAAGTATTGTTTCCTGGCCAGCCTATACAGCGACAGAAGGAACTGCTAGCATTAGGTCTATGACCGATCTAACAGAGAAGATTCTAAAGCTTGCAGAGATTAGGGGCGTTAGTGCCGAAGAACTTACTTCTGCCCTTCTAGCCCTAGAATCAGGGGAAGAACTGACTGAAAGACAGGGCGAACTTCTTACTGAAACCCTAAATAAAGTCCTTCAGAAAGATCCTGAAGTAACTAACCCGCAAGCCTTGTTGGATCTCAAAAAGAAGCAACTAGACTTATTGATGCAAAGGGTCTAGACTTGATGTAGCGGTTGGTTCGTGTTTCCTGATCGCAATAAAAAAGAAGCTAATTTCTTTCCCCCTGATTTGTCCCAGGGGGTTTTCTTTTGGCGTGTATCTTCTAGCCTTATAGACTTTATTCGTTAGGCGTGTTTATCCCCTAATTTGATTATGTGAGTTTATCTCTGGATCGCAAACTAAACCCTATTTATGTTCTTGAAAGGAACAAACCTAATGAGTGAATTTATCGCTAAACAGGTTGATGCTAAGGCTAAGGCATGGCACGAAGCTAAGGAACTGATTGATTCAGTTGAAGCTCGTGGCGGCGTATGGTCTGGTGAAGATGAAGCAAAGTATGCTGAACTTACCGCAGACATCAACAAAAGAAATGAACTAATTGAGCTAGAGCAGCGTGAAGCAAAAGTTGCAGAAGCAATGCAGTCTGCATCAGTAGATTTTGCCTGGCGCACCTGTGCCAACCAGCTTTTACAACGAGATTGTAAAGGTTGCAAGACTTGTAAACCCATTGCTTGAGTATGCAACTGTAATCAACACCACTTCTGGTGAGAACCTACAGATTCCATCACAGGCAACTTTCTCAACAGCCACCATTGTTGGCCAGGGAGTTTCCATCGGGACCAGCGAGCCTTCGTTCAATGCCTTCACCACTCTTGGTGCTTATAAGTTCTCTGCACTAGCACAACTTTCTAGAGAACTAATTCTAGATTCTGGTGTAGATATTATTGGATTCTTGGCAGAACAATTTGGTAATGCACTTGGTTACAAGATTGCAGATGAAATTGTAAATGGAACTGGAACAGTAGAACCTACTGGATTCTTGCCAGTGGCTGGCACCGGGGTTACCGGGGCTACAGGTGTAAGTGGTGCTTTCACCGCTGACCAGGTCATTGATCTTATTTACAGCCTAGATGGTTCACTTCGCAACCGCCCATCATTCGCAATGCTAGCTAACAGCACTTCAATCGCTGCACTTCGCAAGCTGAAGGATACTGCTGGAAACTATGTGTTCCAGGTTGGCGATTCAAAGGATCGCAGAGATCTAGTTCTAGGTGTTCCTGTTATTGAAACTCCTGCAATGCCATCTCCGGGAACTGGAGTTAACTCTCTAGCAGTTGGAGATCTCAAGTCCATCTACATTAGAAATGCTGGTGGATTGCAAGTGGACAGAAGCGACGATTTCGCTTTTGGAAACGATCTTGCAACCTGGCGTGCGACCTGGAGATTGGACTCCGCCCTGGTGCAGACAGCCAACATCAAAAAATTCAAGGGTGGCGCAAGCTAGTTTCTAGCCCCTGAAGGATTACGCCCCTTATTTCTGGTTCATAGCAGATTTAGGGGGCGTTTTCCATTAGGCTAAAGGCATGACTAAAACATGTATTTCTTGGTATTCAAATTCACTCAATCAACCTACAGGTTACGGAACTCAATCTAAACAAGTTATTTCTAGACTTGTAAAAGATGGGCATAAAGTAGCAATGCTTTCTAACTATGGCGGGGAAGGCGTAAATACTCTTATTGAAACTGGATCAGGATTGATTCCGCACTACTCTAGGGGCATGAATCAGTATTCAACGGATGTTATGCCATTGAACTTTCACCATTGGTCTGCGGAGAATAAAGACTTACCTAACTTCCTAATCACTCTCTATGATGTTTGGGTTTTAGATAATCCTGCGTTAGATGCAATTCCGATTGCTTCTTGGGTTCCAATAGATCACCAGCCAGCACCCGAAAAGGTTTTGAATTGGTTGAAGAAACCTAATGTAACTCCTATAGCTATGTCTAAATTTGGTAAAGCAATGATTGAAAATGCGGGACTTGAATCCGAATATATTCCGCACGCTATAGATACAAACCTTTTCAAGCCTACAAAGGATCTTCCTGAAGGTATCTCTGGGCGTGAGTTTGTTGGCGGTGAAGATAAGTTTGTTGTAGGCATGAACTTTGCTAATAAGGCTGGTGGGTTTATTCATAGAAAAGCAGTTTCAGAAAACTTTTTAGCTTTTGCTATTTTTGCCGCTAAGCATGATGATGTTGTTTTGTATCTCCATACTGAACCTTATGGAAAGCAGTCAGGCTTTGTTTTGCCGAACATTCTTCAGGCTTGTGGAGTTCCTGCGGAAAAAGTAAAGTTTGTGGATCCAATTAGTTACAGTTACGGAATTTCTCAAGAAACTTTAGCTGCTATTTATTCTGCTTGGGATGTGGGCTTGTTCTGTAATTATGGTGAAGGTTTTGGAGTTCCGCAGATAGAAGCCCAAAGTTGCGGTGTGCCTATTATCACTTCTAACTTTGCTGCTAGTGCTGAACTTGCTTCTCCCGATTCTTTCCTAGTCAATGGGCAACCATTCTGGGATGCGGGACAACATACTTGGTTCAACATTCCGCTAGTTTCTGGAATTGTTGATGCTTTAGAACAGGCGTATCAGCGTGGAAGAAAAGACTTCCCAGATACGATTGCTTTTGCTAAAGATTATGATGCCGATAAGGTTTATAAAGAATCTTGGAAGCCTTTGATTCAAAAGCTTGCTTCTAAATGATTCCTGTTCTTGGTTTTCTAACTTATTCAAGATTTGATTTAGCGGATCGCTTGCTTGCAAGTATTGATTACCCTATAGAACATCTTGTGATTATAGATAATTCGGGGAAGCGTAAATGGCAACCTGTAAAGCCTGAACAGGTAAAGAATCTTTGGTTTATTCAAGTTCCGCATGGTTTAGGTTATGGCGGTGGATTGAATCTAATAGTAAAGGTTACGCCCTTCGCACCTTATTGGGTTTTGCTAAATGATGATTCAGTTCTTTCTCCTGGAGCTTTAGAGAAGATTTCTAAAAAGGTTGATACTGAAGCAATCAACTTTCTTAGTATCTATCCAAAATGGAGTGGATTTGTTTTAGGTGAAGGGGCAGTTTTGAAGGCGGGCTTATTTGATGAACGCTTCCATCCGATCTATTTTGAAGATAACGATTATGAACGAAGACTTATAGCTGCTGGAGTTCCGCCAAACTTTATTCATGCTGTTCTGCATCACGATAATTCAAGCACCCTAAACTCTGGTTTTCAGGATGAAAATAATAAAACTTTTCGCACTAATTCTTTACTATTTGATAAGAAGGTTGCTGAAGGGGATTTTACTTCGGGGGAATGGGATTTAGGAATTAGAAGGGCTAACGCATGGGATCGGTAGTTTATACAGGTGGAACTTTTGACTTGTTTCATAATGGGCATACTAGGTTTCTGAAGTCTTGTTTCAAGCTTGCTGGAGATAATGGCAAAGTTGTTGTTGCTTTGAATACGGATGAATTTATTGAAGCTTATAAAGGTAAGCCCCCTGTAATGAGTTTTGCTCAACGCAAAGAAATTCTTTTAGCTTGCAGATTTGTTGATGCGGTTGTTCCTAATCTTGCCGGGTCTGATTCTAAACCCACTATCAATCAGGTTATGCCTGATCTGATTGTTATAGGTGATGATTGGGCTAGAAAAGATTATTATGCTCAAATGCAGTTCACGCAAGAATGGTTGGATCGGGAAGAAATTCAATTAGTTTATGTTCCTTATACTGAAGGCGTTTCAACTACTGAACTGAAAAAGCGTATAGCGGGCATCAAGTAAACTAGAGATTGACTTTAGGAGATTTATTTTGGCTATTACAAACGGATATTGCACCCTTGCAGATGTGAAGGCTGCCCTAAGAATCCAGGATTCAGTTGATGATGCTCTATTGGAGAATAGCGTAAATGCGGCTTCTCGGATGATTGACCAATACTGCAATAGATACTTCTATTCAGGTTCTGCGGGTGAAATTAGATATTACAAAGCTAATGATGGTTTTACTTGCTGGATTGATGATGCGATAAGCGTTACTGAACTAAAAACTTCTTCTACTGATCCACTAATTTACGATACAACTTGGGCTGCGGAAGATTATCAATTACTTCCTGCAAATAGGATCGCAAATGGTGCTTATTATCCAATTACAGGGCTAAGTGCTACAGATAACTATTTGTTTCCTGTTTGGGCAGATATCGCTTTAGTAAAGGTTACAGGGCAGTTTGGCTGGAGTTCAGTTCCAGATTCAATCAAGTTTGCAACTATTATTCAAGCTTCTAGATTATTCAAGCGTCTAGAATCTCCGTTAGGTGTCGCTGGTGTTTCAGATATTGGAATTATGCGTGTTGGTGCAAACATTGATGGAGATGTTGCTCAACTAATCAACCCATTTAGACTTCTTAGAACTGGGGCGTAATGTCTATAAGCGACCTTAGAACAGGTTTAGCAAATAACCTAAAAACGATTTCAGGTTTGCGAGTGGTTGAAACTCTCCCTGATGTAGTCAATCCGCCTATGGCAATGATTGGTTTAGTAAAGGTTGCCTACAATCAGCAGAATCAAAAAGCTATGTCTGAATATACTTTCAAGATCACAGTTGTTTTAGGGCGGGTAAGCGAGAGAACTGCACAGCAATCTTTAGATATTTTAGTTGCCCCCGGAACTGGATCAGTCAAGGCAGCAGTTGAATCAGATCGCACTTTAGGCGGTAATGCTTATGAAGTGTTTCTTCCAGAACTTTCAGCATATGGGGCTATTACTGTAAATGGCATAGACTATTTGAGTGCCGAATTCTCGGTGCAAGTTTTCGCAAGGTAAAGGAAAATAATGGCAATTTTTGTTGCAACAGATTTCTCAGTTTCTATCAATGGATCAACTGCACTAGCTTCATATCTAACACAGGTTGAACTGAAGGCTTCCGCAAATGATGTAACTACAACTGCTTTTGGTAGCACTTGGGTTACTAGAGTTGCAGGGCTAAAAGAAGGTTCACTAACTTTAGCTTTCAATCAGGATTACGCTGCTTCAATGGTTGATGCTACTCTATTTCCGCTTCTTGGTTCTAACGCAACAGTTGTTATCAAGCCAACAAGTTCTGCGGTTTCAAGTGCTAACCCGGCATATACCGCCATCTGTTTAGTTACAGACTTAACCCCTGTTTCTGGTCAAATCGGAGATCTTGCAACTTTCTCTGTAACCTGGCCAACAAATGGAACTGTAACTAGGGCAACTGCGTAAAGATGAATCAACTAAATCTACGCATTGAGTTATCGGATGGAACTGTTCTAGATGTGCTTTCTTCAGCAAGCGATCTAGTGAAATGGGAAGCACACTTTAACTTAGGCATAGATAAGTTAGAGAAGGTAACTCACCTTCTATATCTTGCTTGGCTTGCAGTTCTAAGATTGAAGAAAACTACAGACGAATTTGAAGTGTGGATTGATCAGGTTGCAAAAGTTGAGGTTGCAGACCCAAAAGGATAACAAGCTTAGGCGTTGATTCGCAACATTGGCTTATTGCTAATCTCGCTGTCGCTACAGGAATTGCCCCTTCAGTTTTATTGCAAGAAACCGATCGTATGCTAAATACAATGCTTTTTGCTTTGCAATATCAGCGGAGTGGTGGAAATGAATAAAAATTCTAATATTGTTTTTGATGCTAAAGGTTTGTTGAATACTCTCAAAGAGATAGAACCTAAGCTCAAAAAAGAATTACTTGCTGAAGCAAGAAAGATTTCTAAAGAACCACAAGAAGCTATTAGAAGTGCGATCCCTGCGGTAGCCCCACTTTCTGGAATGGGGATAGATAAAAACAGAACAGGGCGAACTGCTTGGGGTGCGGTGAAACCTGCAAACAAAGTTGATTTCTCTACTAGAACAACTGGATCTAAAAAGTATGCGGTTACTTCCCTGTTTAGATTGATTGTTGCTTCTCCTATGACTGCTATCGCAGATATTGCGGGTAAAGGTTCAGGCGTGCCAAGAAACCCTACAACCAAGCCTTATGCCTATAAGGGCGGGACTAGAACTCATAAAGTAAATGGGCAAGGTGAGTTTATGATCAACGAACTAAAGGCACGCAATAAGTCTAAGTTTGTTTATCCTGCTGTTGAAAAAAGTCTTCCGGGTATTGAAGTTGAACTAAAATTACTTATAGAAAAGTTTGCCGCCAAAATCAATAGAAAGACTAACTAATGTCCGTCATAATAAAACTATTATCTAAGTTTGATGATTCAGGCATAAAGAAGGCAAAGTCTGGGTTTGGTGGACTAACTAAAACTCTTGGAGCTGTAGGTATCGGCTTTGGTGTAAAAGCTATTGCTGATGGTTTGTTAGATGCGGCTAAGGCTGCGGCAGCGGATGAAAAAAGCACAAGGCTTCTAAATATTCAGTTAGTTCGCAATGCGGGTGCAACTGCAAATCAGTTGAAACAAAATGATCGTTTCATAGAATCCTTATCTCTCCAAACTGGAATTATGGATGATGATCTTCGTCCTGCAATGGCGAGATTTGGAAATGTAACTGGAAATGTTGAAGATGCTCAACGACTTTTACGCATAACCCTTGATGGATCAGCCGGGTCTGGAAAAGGAGTTGAAGCGGTTTCTAAGGCTGTTTCTAAAGCTTATGCCGGGAATACTACTTCTCTAAAAAAGTTGTTTCCTGAACTTACTAAAAGCAAAGATGTTCTAGGAGATTTTGCTAAAACCTATAAAGGCTTAGCAGAAGAAAATGCTGATCCATTTATGAAGTTCAATAACAGTATGGACATTTTGAAAGAAAAACTTGGTGCTGTTGTTCTTCCAATTCTTATTGATTTCATTGATGAAATTAGCAAACCTGGTGGAGCTATTGAAGTTGTAGGTAAATTCTTTGATGATCTTGCTAACCCTAAATCTGATGCAGGAAAAACTTTTGACGATATCAAGGATGCTATTGGTGGGGTAATTGATTCAGTAAAAACTTTCTTTGGCTTTTTTGGTAATGGTGATGCTATTGAAGGTTTCAAGAATGTTGCTACAGGTTTGATAAATGCTTTACCTGCTTTGCTTGCACTAAAAGGAATTATGATGCTTGCAAATAGCGGTAAGGCTATTGCTAACTTGATTACCGCAATGACTGCTATTGGTGCAGGAAATGTTCCTAGCCCTATGTCTAAATTTTCAAAATCTCCGATTATTGCTGGTGCTAAAGTTTTAGTTCCTGTGGCTATTACTGCGGGAACTTTAGATTCTATTGATGAAGCTTTTTCGAAACCTGAAAATAGACAGTTTCTAGCGGATCAGGCTAAGAGTAAGTTCTCGGCTTATAATCCTGGAATGGATAAAGGTTTATTTGTAAGTAAAGATGGAAAAGATAGTTCAGGAAAAACTGTAGTTCAAAACATTACTGTAAATGTTCCTAACATGGATCCGAAAGCACTTGTGAATCTTTTATCTCAGTATGGTAAAACTAATGGAGCTATTCCACCTTACCTGCTCAAGCCGAAGGGATAATTAGTTATGCCTTCACCTAGTTATTTAGTTGAACTTCAATTTGGGGCAAGCGGTTATATTGATGTAACGCAGTATGTGCAAAGCATTTCTATTAGTCGTGGAATCAATCGGGCTTTAGATGATTTTTCTGCTGGATCTATTTCAATAACTTTTGTAAACAATAATCGTGTCTTTGATCCATTGAATACTTCTTCTCCGCTTTGGTATGGGGCTGGCGGTTATACGCTAGTTCAACCTGCTGGGGAAATAAGATTTTCAAGCAATGGAGTTAGGCGGTTTACTGGTTTTGTTCAGGACTGGGAATTTACTTATGAAGAATCGGGTTTTGATGGTTTGGCAACAGTTTCTGCTTTAGATCTTCTCTATAAAATTAGTAATGGTTCTTTTACTGGTGGAACTCAGTATGTGGTTCAAGCTAGTAGTGATCGCATTGATTTAGTTTTGAACGCTAATGGTTTTGATGCTTACGATTATGCGGGCATTAGGGGCGGTCATACTCTGATGGGTTATGACGAGAATGCTCCGGGCGATAATGTTTTGACTTATTTACAGAATGTTGCTCGCAGCGAACCCGCAGATTTGTATAGCGATTCTTCCGCAGTTTTGCAGATGAAGGATCGCAGTTTCACTAATTATGAATGGCAGAACACAAGTAGATACAATCTAGTAACTTATCCTTCTACCGCAACTATTCTTACAGGCAATGTTGTTTCGGGTGAACCTAGAACTGGTTGGACTTTGATTGGAACTCAAGCTACTTCAACTCCTAGTGCTTATGGTGGTTTTGTTTGGCGTGGCGGAACTGTTGCCGATCCATTTGTGCCTACAGATAGCTTTGTTGGTTTCGCTTATCAGGACTATAACCCAGAAAGATACGCTAATACTGGAGTTACATATACCTTTTCAGGTTTGATTCGTGGCGTTGCAGGAAACTTTGATGTTGACTTATTTTGTTTAGGAACTGATGGGCAAGCTTTAGGTATAGCAAGTTCAACAAGTATCACTTCGCCTTCTTCTACTACATGGAATTCTTTTAGCCTAACTAGAACAGAATTATCTGGAAGTGCGATTGGTGGGTTGCAAGCTTACGCTTCTTTTTCTGGCGGTAGCACTTACACAGTTACTGGAGATGGTTTCATTATTGAACCTGCCGGGACTGTCCCAAATTATTTTGATGGAAACTATAACCCTTATTCAAGTTCTGCTTCTACCGCATACGAGATCGCATGGTCTGGTGTCCCTGAACAAAGTCAGTCAGGTTTACTAACTAGCGTTGCTTCAGCAATTACTGCACCTACTGTTCGCAGTTTTGCAGATGCTAATGGTCAATCTTTATTTACTGGGACTGCAATACCTTTTACGGATCTTCAAGTTGTTTACGCTTCCGAACAGCTTTACAACAAAATTCAGGTTATAGGTATCAATGCAACCGCAAATGTTGAAGATACTACAAGTCAAGGTTTATATGGTTTGCGAACTTATGTTCAGTCAGATAACTTAACTACTTCTACAACTAAACCTGCCGAGATTGCTTCCGCTTTTCTAGGTGAATTTAGATTACCTGAATATCGGGCTAATCAGGTGAGTATTGCTTTAGAATCTTTGACTTCAGGACAGCAAACAATTGTTTTAGGTATTGAGATCAGGGATGTAGTTAGGGTTGCTTTCAAGCCTTCTAATTCAGGCACAACAGTTGATAAGTATTATCAAGTTTTAGGTGTAAATGCTAATGTTGATAATGAAAGAGATCAGGTAACTCTAAATTTAGCTTCTCTAGATAATCTGCCTTTTAGACTTGATTCAACATTTCTTGGGATTCTTGATACAGATACTCTCGCATAAGTAAAATAGGGGTTTAGGAGAAAAATTATGGCTGGCACAAAAACTTGGACTATTGGTGAAGTTCTCACCGCTTCCGATCTAAACGGAAACTTTACGAAGCTTCCTTATGCTTCGTCTGCTTTTACTTTCACACAGGTCGCAACTTTAGCGGCTAACGCTTCTGCGACAACCGCAGTTGCTTTTCCTGCTTCTAGGTTTAGCGTTGCCCCGCTTGTAACTGTTTCAAGTAGATCACAAGTATTGACTGCATATATTTCAGCGGTTACTTCGGGAACTGTAACTGTTGGGCTTTGTAATAATGGTGCGGTAACTTCTGCGGCGAATGTGATTGTTTCAGGTATTGCTTTACAAATGACTTCAGGAACAGCGACGGGCTAATTATGGATCTTATTACTTGTAAAACTTTGAACTGTCCTATGGGGGATGAGAAGCATTATCCGCACCCTGAAGGTATTCCTGTTGTTTGTTGCTTCTGTGGCGTGGAAATGACCGCTGATGAATGAACAGCCTAAACCTACTAATCAGACTTTACTGCTTCAAATAGTCCGAGATATTGAAATTCTAAAAGCACAATCTATGCAGATTCTAGAAGCGTCTAGGGATCACGAAAACAGGATTAGAGATTTAGAGAAACAAGCTAATACTACTGCTTGGATTCCAGCGTTGATTACTGCGGTTATTACTAGCGGTTTAGTTCTTGCTATTACAAAGGGTTTAGGGTTCTAATCTTTTAGTAAAATAGCGTTATGTCTGTAATCTATTTTGAACCATTTCCCGCTAAAACCCGCAATGACGAGTTCGGGAATCTAGCCCCTTATCGTAATGGAAGACCACATAGGGGACAAGACTGGTCGCCTAAAGAACTTTCACCTATCAAGGCAATTACTGATGGAACTGTCTTTGTAAATGAGTGGTCTGATGTTTTAGGTTGGTTTTTGATCCATTCAACTAAAGACGGATATTGGGTGCTTTATGCTCACTTAGCAAAGCAGTCGGAGCTTGCTAAGGGGGAAAAGGTTATAGGCGGAAAAACTATTTTAGGCAAGACAGGCGGGGGCAAATATAAAAGTGGATCGGCATCAACTGGATCGCATTTGCACTTGAGTATTGGTAAAGCTAATAAGTCGTGGAGTAATCCTGAAATACATTTGGCGGCTTATAAGGATCTTGTGGATCCGTTGAAACATATTCTTTCTAATGTAAAGGCGAACTAATGAAGAATCTTTTTGTATCCAGATTGAAGGCTGTTTGGGAAGTTGTTTCTGAACTTCTTTGGCGTGGCTTTGGTATTTTCCTATTTATTCTGGGCGGTTCTGCGGGTGTAGGTGCTGCTCTAACTGGATCTTGGTTTGATGGCGTGATTATCGCCTGGGGAACTTTGATGCTAGGTGTTTTAGCTGCTTTGGGTTATGCGATTGCGACTACAGGCAAAGCTACTAGGGCAGATGTCGCTAAAGGTGCTTCAGATGCCATCCAGAAGGCTCAAGACAAAACAGAAGCAAAGAAATAGGTTCTAGTCCATTTCTAAGGCTAAATGGCTAGAAGGGGCATTTACAGCCCTTTTTGACCTATAGTTCTGTTTCTCTGCGAATCTTTTTACGCTGTTCCGCTGTTGATCCACCCCAAATCCCGTAATCTTCATACATCCCGACTTTTAGGCATTTCGCCATAACTGGACATTTGAAACAAATCTCTCTAGCGGTTTGTTCCGCTAATCTTGCCATCTCTAAATCTTGCCCCTTAGTTTTAGCTCTAAAGTCTTCGGGAAAGAAAATTTCGGGGACTTGCTCGCACTCAACACCCCCATTATCTAGGATTGCTTCAGTTAGATCTAAAGTTAGTCTTTCTTGAGTTATTTTGTCAGTGGTCATGTCTATAGTTTACTTATGACTAATTCCAAACTAGAACAAATCCTAGAAAACGCTTCGGCACTAGGTAACTTTGAGAACAACAGCCCTGAATGGCATGAGCTTAGAAATCAAGTAGGCGTAATTTCAGGATCAGAAATAGGTGCAATTCTTGGCTTATCCCCTTTCACTTCAGCAGTAACCCTTTGGGCAGAAAAGACTGGAAGGCTTCCTAGACAGGTTGTAGGTAATACTGCAATGCGTTTAGGGCAACTTGTAGAACCTGCGATTAGGGAACTCTATAAAGAATCCCATGCTGATCACGAAGTTTACGAAGTAGGAACTTATGCCGCTAAAGATGCTTTATGGATGCACGCAAATCCTGATGGCATTTGTTTTGATGCTGAAGGTAATCCTTACATTTTAGAAATCAAACATACCGCTTTGTATTGGGATTCAATTCCTGAACACTATAAGGCACAAGTCTTTTGGTATATGTTTGTTTTTGGCTTGAAGAAAACTGTCTTTGCTGTAGTCAATGCGGGCAGATATAAAGAATATGAGCTTCTTTGGGATGATTTTGAATGGGATTCTATGCTTCAAGCGGTGAAGAAGTTTAGAGAGAATGTTTTAGAGAATGTTCAACCTGATTGGGATGGATCAGAATCAACTTATGAAACCACTAAAGCTCTTTCCCCAGATGTTGAAGCCCGATCTGAAGAATTAGGGCAACTAGGTTTAGAACTATTCAATGCTCAAGATAAATTTGATGAAGCTGAAAATTATCTTCGGGAAATGAAATCTAGAACT